CAAAGGAGCAGTTGTATTCAGTCTGTGGACTGGGTACTGTGACCGGTCTTCTCGGCGCTAACTGTTACCACGAGTACTATCCGTTCTTTCCTGGAATATCCGAACGTAACTGGACGGATAAGTGGTTGGAAGATAAGAATCGTGAAGAGAATACGCCGAAAGAGTTTCGAGGTAAAGAATATACCGTATACGAAGCAAAACAACGTCAGAGGCAGATGGAGACGGCGATGAGGGCACAACGTCAGAAGGTGCAGCTCCTGAAAGAAGGTGGAGCTGATCCGGATGAGGTAATGCTTCAAAAAGCGAAATATCAAGGACAGCTCAATGAATATGCGGTATTTTCTCGTAAGATGGGACTTAAGGAAGAAAGAGAGAGAATTTATATAGATGGGCGCGGAAGAGTGGCACCGAGTCAGTATGATTCAAAGATGAGAATTTCTATTCCGAGTACAGTTTCCAAGGAGGCGAGATTAAGTAAAGAAATTGAATCGAAAATCAATGAGGCGATAAAGAAGCTGGATTCAGAATATGTGATTTATTTAGATTCCATAAACGGTGGGAAACTAAAAAAAGGTGATATTTTCGTTACTGGCGGATATATAGATGATGATGGGATGCTGAAACATGAAATTGTATTTAACTATAATATAGACTATAATAAGATTGAAAACCGAATGGCTATTATGTATAAAAAGGGCTATATGGCAGGAAAGAATTTTGAAGATTATATTGCACATGAGATGGCGCATATAATTCCGTTCCAGAACTGTGTCGGGGAAGTTGATTATGCAAAGAAATTGCAAGAAATAAAAAACAAATTTATTCCTGGAATATCTGGTTATTCCGATAAATGCAGGGATGGAAGAGAAAGCCTAGCAGAAGCCTTTGTTAAATATAGAAATGGAGAAGACATACCAGATGAAGCAAGAAAACTTATCGGAAAATATATCCTTCATTGGCGGAGGGTTTAGAATGACATTACCAAAGTGTATGCTGTGCAGTAATTTCAATGAAAACAGTGAAGAGATGACTTGTAAAGCATTTCCAGACGGAATACCGGAGGATGTAATTTTTTCTGGTTATGAAGAGGAGTGCAAAAACGGAATTAAATTTAAAGAAATGGAATAATTGCCACCAGTCGAGAGACCAGTTGCTTTTCATGGAGGAAACAACATGGAGTTATATTACAGGATAAAAAGTATAGTAATTCTGTTTGCAGCCATATACGCAGTTGTGGAATGGTTTAGATGGAGGTTTAGATGATAACTATCAAAATAACGAGTCATAGTATCCGCATGAGCGGTCATGCCGGAAGTTACAGAAAAAGAATTGGTAGAATTTATTAAATGTAACAAAAGGAATTACAGATTTAATACCATGATACCACCCATTCTTCGGAGTGAGTGGTATTTTTATACCCATTTTTAGGTAATTATTATGAAATCATATAAAATAACCAAAGATGCGGACATGTTGGCACCTGAGTGGCTGACTGTCCGCATTAACTATACAACTATAAAATTCGTGTACCGAATCATAGATGGACACGAAACGCTGAAAGGGGTGAGAATCGGTGAAGATGTTGCAGAAATCGGAGACAAGATACTGTTCGATGGCAAGAGATTGTCCGTAGAGAGGCGGTGATCCATATATCTCCCACCGGCGGGGAACGACCGGAAATGTAAAGGAGTGATTGTTTGATTGAGGTGAAAGTCCGAGAGGACATGCTTGCATTAAAAGGTCATGCCTGCCGAAAAGGTTCAGACGGTATTGACCGGGTATGTGCTGCGGTATCAGCATTGACCTGCAACCTGATCAATTCGTTAAGGGATTTGACTGGTGACAGAATCTGGGCAGATACAGGTAGCGGTATGACGGTAATTGAATGGGAGAATCTGTCAGATGGAGGTAAGCTTCTGGTGGATTCGTGGTTTCTGGGACTTGTAGACATCAACCAGGAATACAAATGTATAGAATTTCAGTAACAAGCACCTGAGAGGGTGTTTTTATTATGTCCAAAACATGAAGACAGAAAAAGCTCTGGAAAACACTCATATTTGGAGGTAAGCATGAGAAAAAGAATGTTTTTACAGCTCTTTGAAGACGGCGGCGGAGCTGGCTCTGGTGGACAGGGTGGAAACGCTGGAGCAGGTAACGGCGGCCAGGGAAATGCCGGTGGATCAGGAAACCAGGGATCGTACAGTTTTGCACAGGCAGAAGAGATTGCCAATGCAAGGGCAGACAGAGCCGAAAAAGCGGCGCTTCGTTCTTATTTTCAGCAGCAGGGAATGACAGAACAGCAGGTGAATCAGGCAATTGCTGATTATAAGGAACAGCAGAAAAAGAATCAGCCAAATGTGACACAGCTGCAGCAGGATCTGGAAAATTCCAGAAATGAAGTCCAGCAGATGAAGAATGAGAAGTTCTTATCCGGAAAAGGTGTCAAAGCAGACGATTTGGACTATGTGACTTACAAGGTTTCCAAAATGGTAGACGATAAAACGACATTTGAAAAGGCAGCAGAGGCGTTTCTGAAGGAGAATCCGAGATTTGCCGGTGGCGGTTCTTACCGTATTGCAGATTCTTCAGCAGGTAATGTTTCAAATGGTTCGGGTGGAAGCATGAACGCTTCCATCAATGACAGGATTAGAGCTGCCGCGAGAAGATAATGGAGGTAGAGGAAATGCAGAATAAAAGAATGAATTTAAGATTATTTGAGACAGATGCAAACATCATTGATCGTAGTGGAGCAGAGTCTCTTATCCCTACACAGGAAGCAACTGAGATTGTCCAGGGCACGATTGCACAGTCAGCTGTACTGTCAAGAGGACGTAAGCTTGCAAACATGACCAGCAAGCAGTATAAAATGCCGGTTCTCGATATGCTGCCAATCGCATATTTCGTAAACGGTGACAATGGAGCTAAGAAAACCACAAAGCAGGCATGGGACAAGAAATTTATCACAGCGGAAGAAATTGCTGTTATCGTTCCAATCCCAGAAGCTGTGCTGGATGATGCGGAATACGACATCTGGGCAGAAGTAAAGCCGAGAGTAACAGAAGCTTTCGGTAAGGTTATTGATTCTGCTGTGCTGTTCGGAGAGAATAAGCCGTCTACATGGAGAGAAGATGTAGTATCTACAGCAACAAAAGCAAATGCAGTGGTTACATTAGGAGCTACGGACAGTCTGTATGACAAGATCATGGCAGAGGATGGTGTGATTGCAAAGGTTGAGGACTGCGGATACTTCGTAAATGGTCACATGGCAGATATCTCTATGAGAGCAAAGCTCAGAGGTCTCAAGAATACGAATGGCGATCCACTGTTTAAACAGGATTTACAGGGAACCACACAGTATGCTCTTGATGGCTCTCCGATGAACTTCCCGAACAACGGTGCGTTTGATAAATCAAAGGCTCTTATGATTTCCGGAGATTTCTCACAGCTCGTATATTCTATCCGTCAGGATATCACATTCAAACTCTTCACAGAGGGTGTTGTACAGAACACAGACGGAACTATTGCATACAACCTGATGCAGAATGATATGGTCGCTCTTCGTGCTGTAATGCGTCTTGGTTGGGAAATTCCGAACCCGATCAACGCTCTTAAGACAGACAAAACAAAGAGATGCCCGTTTGCAGTAATGAAAGCCGGCGAGTAAGGGAAGGTGATGATCCGTGCAGACAACGTATGGATATTATGCAGATGAATATGGCGGTAACATCATCCCGGAACAGGACTTCAAGAAAGCCAAGAAACAGGCAGAGGCTTATATCCGGCATTTGACATATGCTAGAGGAAATATCTTCGCAGAAGAAAATGAAGCGGTGAATGATGCGGTCTGTGCTGTAGCTGAGATATATTATAAATACAATGCACAGCAACAGGCCGGTACTTCGCCTGTTAAGTCGGAAAACAATGACGGGTACAGTGTAACCTACGTCACAGAACAAAGTGACGGAAAAACAGCGGAAGAGGTAGTGAAGAAGAAAGCATACGATGCAGCATATCCATATCTTCTCCCTACTGGGTGGCTGTCGAGGAAGGTGGCGATGCAATGTGATCACAAATGCAACGATAACTGTCTATAACCACAGGTACGATCCACTCACCCGTTTCGATACCTGGCATAGAACCATTATTGAGAATGTGCATGTATATGTTGATCACAAAGCATCCGTTGGCGATTCCGGACTAAACAGTGCAGAAGTATATAAGATCCGTATTCCTACCGATGTAGAGAATGCGGATCAGTATCTTCCGCCGGAAGAATATGCGAAGCTGGAAGATCCGGAAGAACACTGGACCATTCAGACAGATGATCAGATTGTACTCGGCGAGTATGCTCAGGAGATTGAAAGGCCAGCTGATCTGAAAGACGTGCGGTTGAGACATTGCAAAGTGTTGTCCTGGTCAGATAACCGGTTCGGCGGGTTACCGCATTGGAGAATTGAAGGTGAGTAAATGGCACAGAAAAAGGAATTTCGAATTACAACCCCTCGCGGAAGTGTGTTTACTTCAGCTGATGCGAATGGAAGCGTAACGGCAAAAATAGAGTGGGCACCAGGATTTGCGCAGCGAAAGGCTGAGAGCTTTTCAAAAGCGCAACAGTTTGTTGATTCAGAATGCCTGAGGTATATGAATCCACTTACACCAAGACGAACAGGATTTCTGATTAAATCAGGAACACTTGGAACAGTGATCGGATCCGGAAGTATCGAATATTTAGCGCCTTATGCCCGCCGGCAGTATTATGAAAATAAAAGTAAGCCAAGATGGTTTGAAACTATGAAAGC